CCGGGACGCCGTAGTGATCTCTGAACCATCGGTTAAGCTCTCGCATACTTTCTCCGCCTGGCCGTTAAAGTCCCCTACCACCCACTGAGCAAACTGGTAGCAGACAGGCTCGAACCCGCCTGGTACTCTTACCCCATACACGAACTGCACCGGTCCTGCTCCACCAGGAACTGGCCGCGCTACAAGTTGCGACCTGCGGTATTGTGTTGATAAACTGTTCATGCGTTAGTAATCTCCACTGATAACGACACGCCACGACGCCAGGAGCTGCAACTCGCTGGCGTCACTTCTTTTTGCGTGAAAATAACGTGATAATTGCGGCAATCTCTTCTTCCCGAGCTGCCAGGTGGCGGCGGTGATGCACCATGATTTCTTCGGCCTCATGCCTTTCAATAACGCCATCCTCAAGTGCCTGTTCGATAATCTGATCAACCTGCCCTCTGGCGGCAGAGGTACGCATTGCCCGGCTAAACAAGTCCACGCGATCAAGCTCTTCCAGGTGTGGAACATCCACCAGCAGAGCACCACGACGGCGGGCGAAGTAGTCTGCCAGTAGTGACGTGTTGGAAATGTCCTCCATCGCTTCCAGTTCGCTGACTTCGAAGAAACGACAACCATTTTTCTCATAAAGGTTGTTATTGAACTGCGTTAAGGTCATGCCTAGCGCGCCAGCCATAGCCTCACGCCCACCATGTATGGACTTACACATAGCCTTGACTACATCTTTCATACTTTGCTTTTGTTCTACCATGTTGATAACCCTTCGCTTAAAATCACTTTCTTAGCCCACGGAACAGCCGGTGTATTAAATGAATAACCCTTTGTCTAAATTGACTCTGGACTACTGGTACAAAGTTTTGATTGTCGCTGGTGCATTCGTTTTTCTGCTGAACGGTACTGGAGTTCTTTCTGCATATCCTCCTGGCCCTACAGCACTGGTTTCCCTTGGCGTCTTTTTTTGGGGCATTGGTGAGTGGATTAACCACCCCTACCAGGAAATGCTCCAGTACGACGGCCTCGGTCGGGTTACAGCAACCATTTCTGGTTACCCGAGAAATCCCAAGCGAATCGGAGTCATGTTCGATATCCTTGCCTTTGTTCTCATCGCTATAGGTGTCTGGAAGTTTTTCTGATAAGGTCCACCCGATCAGAGTCACTACTCGATTCATTTCATCCAGCCTTACCGTTTCAGGGTTGAGCGCTTGCAACCGCTTTATCACCTCTGATTCAATTTTTTTTGTCACACCTACCCCTTTAAAATTCGATTTGTAGTTACGGTTAAGCTGCTGTTTGATTAGGCTTTGTATAAAGTTCGGGATTAACTTTCAGTTGCTCCTCTGTTAGTGCCTGAATTTCAAACGCTCTACCTTTTGGAATAATCTCGCCCCAGCCGGATACAGATGCGTGTGAGATGCCTAAAGCCTTTGCTACGTTGCCGACCGTGCCAAAGTAAGAGATCACGTCTTCTTTTTTCATTTTTGCCTCAGATGGGAAGGAATAGACTTCATGATAGTAGGATATCTTACATTATAAGGTCAAGGAATCCTACATCACAAAATGGTAGGATTACCTACATGAAAATGAATGAACGCATCAGGGCTCGACGAAAAGAACTGAAACTAACCCAAGCGGTTTTAGCCAAATTAGTAGGCGTGAATCGTGTAACTGTTACTGGGTGGGAATCAGGCGACTATGAACCTGGAGGATCTAACCTTCAGGCGCTGGCTACTGCGTTAAAAACAAACCCTCAGTGGATTATAAGCGGCCAGGGTGAATCAGATGCTGAAGAGGCGGCTTACAAACCAACAGAACGGTTTGGCGTGAAAAGAATACCCGTCCTATCTTGGGTCCAAGCTGGAGAGTGGACTGAGAGCGGAGCTCCCGTGACTGAAAGCGATGTTTCCGAATGGATTTATACTACAGCTAACCTTTGTGATGAAGGATTTGCTCTCAAGGTCCGTGGGGACTCAATGACCAACCCGAATGGAGCTCCCAGCATCCCCGAAGGATCAATCGTTGTCGTTGACCCTGATTACGGTAGTTTATTTGAGGTTAACGGTAAGATAGTTGTCGCGCAGGTGATGGGATCTGCCGAGGCTACACTCAAAAAGTTTGTAATCGATGGGCCTATAAAATACCTGGTCCCCCTGAACCCAAATTACCGAGTCCTTGAAGTAAACGGAAATTGCAAGATTGTCGGAGTCGTTCGCCAGGTTGTAACTGACTTATAACCTCCCTCTTTTAGAAACAGCCGACCTCATCGTCGGCTTTTTTTCCACACCTCAATGTAAGATTTCCTACCAACATCATTGACACCCTTAGGTAAGTTATCCTACATTACGTTTATCCGATAACCGAATGCACACAACATGGAAGCGCATTCCCCTTCTTTCCGGTGGGGATCGGTTTGTAACTGAAGGAGTGCGCTTCCAGTTGTGAACGGCAATATTCGCAACCGCTGTATGGCACATGCAGCGTTAGCCGCCAGAGAGTTACCTTTATCCATGCGCTCTCAGGAATTCCGGAAGAATGTGCAAGCTAAGTGTTTCAGGCACGACGTACGCCCCACCAGCGTGGCGAAAAGGTGTGACGCCTCGGAAGAGACGAGGGTACAACCAAAAGAGCGCTGGCATGCAAAAAACATCTCGCAGCCGTTGCGGTACCAAAAGCCAGGATGGAACGGCAGAACGCTGTAGTGCTCTTTTTGTTGTGTGGAGATAACTAACCTGATGCCATTGCAGTGGCGGATCGAGGAAACGAAATGAACTTCTTCAAAAATGCTCTTATTTACCGGCTCTCTCGCGATATTACCATCGTGGAAGAACACACCATCGCGGATCTGGCAGACAAGCTTGAACCATTCCGTTTCTCTCCTTGCGGGAGTCAGGATATGGCTAAATCCGGTTGGGTATCTCCCCTTGGACAGTATTCTGACCAGCTATTTCATTTTGTTAGCGGTCAGCTTCTGCTCGTGATCCGCCGGGAAGAGAAAATTATCCCACGCCCAACCATTACCGATGAGCTCAACAAGAAAATTTCTAAGCTTGAATCAGAACAGGCGCGACGTCTGAAAAAGACTGAAAAGGATGCTCTACGCGATGAGGTTTTACATAGTCTTCTCCCCAGGGCTTTCTCACGGAACATCATCACGCGAATCTGGGTGAATACCACCGATCACCTGGTCATAGTCGATGCCTCCAGTGCGCGCAGTGCTGAAGATGCCCTGGCACTCCTGCGCAAGACCCTGGGATCTCTTCCCGTCGTTCCTTTGACAATGGAAGAGCCTGTCGAGCTAACGATGACTGAATGGGTTCGTTCAGGCAGCGCGCCTAATGGTTTTAATCTGGGTGATGAAGCAGAAATTAAAGCTGTTTTGGAGGCCGGAGGTATTGGACGCTTCAAGAAACAAGACCTCGTAAGTGACGAAATTCATACCCACATCGAAGCTGGAAAGGTTGTCACTAAATTATTCCTCGATTGGCAGGATCGTATTCGCTTTACCCTTTGTGACGACGTATCCATTAAGCGTATTAAATTCGCTGATGAGCTCGTATCTCAAAATGATGATATCGATCGTGAGGATGTAGCACAGCGGTTCGATGCAGATTTCATTCTCATGACAGGTGAAATGAGTACTCTGATTTCTGATTTGACCAAAGCTCTCGGCGGCGAAGCTAAGCGATAAATTAACCAAGCATCTAACCCATTCTCATGGGTTGGGTTGCTGCACCCTAAATTTACGCGTTGCAGCGCGTCAGATGGAGAACAAAAGATGGCTAAGACAGCAAATCAACTGATCAAACAGGCGTACGAAATAGCCAAAACTATGCCACCAGCACAGGCAGCAATCATCAAGGAACTGGCTACCGTCCTCGATGTTTCGAATGTAGCTCTGCGCCAGACGCGCACCGAACGTGACGCCCTTCTCGCAGAGGTCAAATCATGGGCGAAAGAGTGTGATCGCCTGACCGAGCGACACACCAAGAATCGCACAAATATGCATGTTCTAGAGGCTATGCGCGATTTGAAAGCAATTTGCCCCACCAGCTTCCGTAATGTGGAGGCTCTCTGATGGCTAAAGACTCAAAGCTTGTATACGGCGCCAACGGAAAAACCAACGTTTTGACGTTCGAACCTGAAAACCTGCACCTGGTTACCGACAAAACGCACCCGCTTTACGATGAGCGCATCCACCTTCCTATCGACGAAGGGATGGTTCTGAACATCAAAGAGCTGGGTGTACTGGAACCTATCATCGTCTGGAAAGACCCTGAAACTGGGCTCACCTGCGTAGTTGTAGGCCGTCAGCGCGTAAAACATACCCTGGAGGCAAATAAGCTTCTTTTGAAAGAGGGCAAAGACCCACTGCTTGTTCCTGGGGTTGTTAAGCGCGGGTCAGCAAATCAGATGGCTAAATACATGGTCAGCGAAAACGAAATTCGCCGACCTGATACACCGCTTGGCCGGGCTAAAAAAATGTCAGACGCGCTCGACCGCGGGCTCGATGAGGACGACATTGCGGTGTTGTTTGGCTGCAGCATTCAGACCGTACGCGCAACTCTGTCGCTGCTGGATGCCACCCAGGCTGTTCGCGATGCAGTGGAGTCCGGAACGGTCACCGTTACCCAGGCGCGTCAGCTGGCATCGCTTAAACCAGAAGAGCAGCGGGAGAAGGTCTCTGAAATCGAAGCGGCAACGGCTGGCACAACCGGCCATGAAAAAGCCCGGCGTCAGCGTCAGATCCTCGGCGAGGCAAAGCCGCGCCTGAAAACCCGCAAAGAAATCATCAAAGCCCTGGAATCAGCCGAGGGTGAGTATGCAAGCGCACTTCGTTGGGTACTTGGGGAGGCGGTATGAATATTGATCCTGAGAATTACAGCAAATACACCCTACGTCGGTTCGCCGCCTTGTTCGATGTGATCTGCTGGGTGCTGATTGCCGTAGTAACCGTTGGTATCTGCATGTTTATTGAATGGTGGACAGCATGAGCAACGTAACCAAACCAACCAGCAAGGGGAAATTTGATGGGGCAGTTGATTACCTCTGCTCCGATGAGGCTCGTTTTCTGGTTATGCGGGGCGACTATAGCGAAGCAGATATTATCCAAGCGTCTGTATCCCAAGATGTGATTGATGCTGAAGGCGCAGAGGATTTTGCTTCCAGCGCTCGCTATTACCAGTGCTGGTACAAAGTCAGTCCAATTGGTGGGCAGGAAGGATATTCAGGCTGGCATCATCCACGTGATACGCCTTGTCGCGGTGCGTATTTCGCATCTGTTCTGCAGTGGGATTAAGGAGAGTATAGCATGACTAATATCACCGAACTGGCGCAACTGCGTGACCGTACTGTCGATTATCCGTATTACCTGGTTGAGTGCGACTGTGGAAAAATTTATCCCAGCAGTGAATTGAGTGGTGGCGAACCTATGGGCGACTCTGGTGATTATTCAGATTGCTATTGTCCGCACTGTGGTGAAGGCGAAGAGCATTTTGCGGAATGCGCAGACCCAGAAACTGCGTGGAAAGCGCAGCAAGACAAGATTGATGCGCTGGTAGAGGCGCTGGAGAAGGCGCAGCAGCAGATTACTCAGCTGGAGTCCCGCACCGTGAAGTTGCCGGAGCCGTTCAAGTTGGCTAAATCATCGAGCGGATTAACGTACTACTACGCTGACGAGGTCGATGCTGCGCTTACCGCCGCCGGCATCAAGGTGGAGGCTGAGTGATGGGAATAACTGAAGGATTTTGCGCCGATTTGTATTGCGACTGTGATGGTTGTCAGTCAGGGAAAATCTATCCGCAGGGGCAGGCTGATTTCATCGGCCGGAATATGACCGACATTTCTCAACAGGCGCGCAAAGCTGGCTGGCGCATCAGCAAAGACCGCCAGCGCTGCTATGCGCCGGGCCACAAAATTTCACGGGGAGCCAACCAATGACCAAATCAACCATAACCAGAGAGCAGTTACTCGAAATTATTGAAACCGATCACGTGCAGTGTGGTGAGGCATCGTATCTCGCCCGCATGGCGCTGGCCGCAATGGACAGTGATCCGGTGGCATGGCGACAACCTTTTACCGGCTGCTGCGTATCCTCTATTTTTTATCAAGACGGTTCATCGCCTCTCGATCATGGATATGAGCCGCTCTACGCCGCACCTCCAGAGCCGGTAGTGCCGGTAGTGCCGGTGAAAATACCGCGCAGTGTTTATCAGGTTATCTATCAGGAATGCGGCGGGTTCGTAGACTGCGATGCCAATGCTCAAACAATCTGGGACGCCTGCCGCGCAGCCATGCTCGCAGCCGCCCCGCAGGAGGTGAAAGGTGAATAAAGTCGAATTGCTTCAGAAGATATCGGCGCTCGCTACTGAATGCCACGCGCTGGCCTGTGAGCTTGATATTGGTGATGAGCGAACCGAAATGTTCGAAATCTACAGCGTGCTACACAACCTCGGTCGCCGCGGGTACGCCTGCCAGGTAGGGCGGCGAATGAATCCATTGCTCGCATCCTGCGATGACGACGATGATGAGGATGATGACTGATGCCAAGTAAATTAAAGCGCCGGCGATGGAGGCGTATGCGGGATGATTTAGCCTGGTATAAGGATGAAGCAAAGGACCTTCATTGCCGTCTTATGGAATTAGCCGATGAAGTTGCAAACCTTCGCAAACAGATTCTCCCAGAATCTAAAACGGTGATTGCCAAACTGAAGATGTACGAAACAGATAAGGATGATCGAGACCACCAGCTATGCAGAAGATGTAATGACGGGATTCGTGGTGGTTGCTCGTCATGTGCTTATAACGTTCGATAACCGGGTGCAGCCGGTATGTGGAGAAGAAATGTCACGTATGGTCTCTTTACTCGAATGGGCGAAAGATGAATTCGGCAGTGAAGCCCCTAGCGAGCGAGTATTAAAAAAATACGCTAAAGGTCAGATGATAGCGCCACCACCGATGAGAGTCGGACGGCGCTGGATGGTTGACAAAGAAGCTCGTTTTATAGGTGTAGTTGCTGAACCGCAACTTCCAATAAATGTTAACCCAAAACTGAGACGGATAATTAGCGATGGCAGCTAGACCGCGTACCCATAAAATCACTATTCCAAACCTATATTGCAAACTTGATAAACGTACCGGAAAGGTTTACTGGCAATACAAACACCCGATATCTGGTCGTTTTCACAGCCTCGGCACGGACGAAGCTGAAGCAAAGCAGGTGGCAAGTGAAGCAAATACTATTATTGCAGAGCAGCGCACCAGGCAGATCCTTGGTATTAACGAGCGCCTAGCTCGCATGAAAGGAAACCGCACGGATATTACAGTTTCTTCATGGCTCGACAAATATGAATTGGTGCAGGAGGAAAGATTGAAACACAACGAGCTGCGCCCTAACTCTTTTCGACAGAAAGCTAAACCAATCCGTCTTTTTCGGGAACATTGTGGAATGCAATATCTAAAAGATATAACAGCACTTGATATTTCCGAAATAACAGATGCTGTTAAGGCAGAGGGTCATAACAGGATGGCTCAAGTTGTACGCATGGTACTAATAGATGTTTTTAAGGAGGCTCAACATGCTGGTCACGTTCCGCCAGGATACAACCCAGCCCAAGCAACGAAACAGCCACGAAACAAGATAAGCAGACAAAGGCTATCTCTGGAGGAATGGAAGGCTATTTATACATCTGCCGAACAACAACAACCTTATTTACAATGTGGAATGTTGCTTGCCATTGTAACAGGGCAACGCCTCGGAGATATTTGCAATATGAAGTTTTCGGATGTATGGGATGATATGCTGCATATTGAGCAGGAGAAAACAGGAACCCGATTAGCCATTCCCCTTTCTCTCAGAAATGAAGCGTTAAATATTACTCTGAGTGATGTTATTTCAAAATGTAGAGATGCTGTGGTGAGTAAATACCTTGTTCATTTTCGCCATAGCACCTCACAGGCTAGTCGTGGTGACCAAGTGTCAGCCAAGACACTTACTTCAACGTTCAAGAAAGCACGGGATAAAAGCGGTCTAACCTGGGAAGAGGGAACAGCTCCGACTTTCCATGAACAGAGATCTCTTTCCGAGCGCTTGTATCGTGAGCAAGGGATAGACACCCAGAAACTATTGGGCCACAAAACAATGAAAATGACTGACAGATACAATGATGACCGCGGTAAAGAGTGGATCATTGTTGGTAAAAAAGCAGTATGA